CACCTTTCCCCCAGACAATAAAAAACCCCGTAGATCATTGATCTACGGGGCTTTTAATAGTGGAGGCCGAGGTCGGAATCGAACCGGCGTAGGTGGATTTGCAATCCATCTATAAACCCATATAGATCAATACTTTAGAGCTATTCGAGTTCCGCAAGCTACCGATTTTTCTGAGGCTACAGGCCGCGTAATCCGTGGTGGCATACTTTCGATGCGGAACACCGAATGACACACCACAGTGCCTCTCGTCGCCCTGCCCTCGCATGCCTCCAACGCATCGCTTACTGTATATCCAAACAGTACAATGTAAGGCGTCTTACGTGGATCCCTCCGATATCGAAAACACTGACGACTGGCTCGGCTGCCCGACGCCGCTCGAAACCTGTCGGCACCAGCTCGCGCTTTACGAAAATGAGTTCGAGGAACTGAACCTGCAACTGCAACAGTCCAGGGAGCGGATCTTCAAGCTGGTTGAGATGCACGCTGCCGCGTCGGCCGAGTGCGAAACCCTCCGCTTTCAATTGGGCGTTGCGAAGTCAGAGACGTCGGATGCCAGCCGGCGAGCTACCGATATCGAGACCAAAAGCAACTGGGAGCTGATGGCGAAGGACAAGCACATAGCCGAGCTGCGAACCCAGATTCGGATCCTCAGCGGAGACAGTCCGTTCAAAGACCCCTTTCCTCATCAGCGGGACAATTCCTGAACATAGGCCTGACACGCCTGCAATGCGATCAGTCCCCGGTCACCGGTGTCGGTGATGGCGATAATTCGTTGAGCATGCGCCGGGTCAAGTCGGGCGCGTACGGCTGCATGATCCACGCCGCCGGCGCCGGAGGTGGCTGGCACACCGCAACCTTTGGCAACGTCGGTTGCGTCGAGGAGGACTGACAACCGCAGATCAGCAGTGGCAAGGCGATCACGCAGGCGATCTTGGTCACGTTGGGCATCAGTCATTTTCCTGAAGTGGGTTTGCTCACTGGCCGACAGCCGCTGCTCCAGCACCAGCCGCTTATCCTGCTCGGCCTTCTGAGCGATGGCGGCGGACTGGGTCAGTTGATTGAGGGTTTCGGCATTCAATCTGCCTTGCTCCGCCAACTGCTTCCCGTAGCGCCAGTCCTGAAACTGCCAGGCGCTACCGAATCCGGCGAGCACAATCACCAACACGCCGATCAACTTCCACGGAACTACCATCACGGGACGTCCTTGAAGAAAACGTGCCCGCCCAGTTTGAGAGTCTGCTTTGCCTTCGCCGTCCAGCCCGGGGCTTTAATGCTGGCCGCGTAGTAGTGCGTGGCGCCGCCGGTGGGATCCGGCACCTTGCCGTCGATCACCTGGTCAGCAGCGATCCGACATTGCGCGAGCTCGCGGAACGGGATCTGTTTCACGCCGATCAGGAACTGATAGTTCGGGTCGGTCTTGTTCCAGCAGCTGAACTGGTAGGGTTTCTGGCACACCCCTGCGTACCCCTCCCCCCACCACGACGTTTCCTTCCCATCAAACACACGGTTGCGGATCGTCCAGGCGACGGCGATCTGTCCGGCCGAGCCCTCACCGCGCGCCTCACCCCAGATGGTGCGGGCGAGGATGTCGCGCTCTCTTTCAGTGACGGTCATACTTTTCTCCGGGCAAAAAAATACCGACCCTACGTCGGCGCTTGATAGAATCACGGTCGATTGACCGATACTTCAGACTAAAATTGAAAAACTAAAAACCGTTGAAGGTACGTAGATGCTCGGTTACCTCCGATTTGCTTTAGCCATATTGGTTTCCTTTAATCACCTATGGGTGATATATGGAGTCGGCCGGCTTGCTGTGTTCTCGTTTTATGTCATCAGTGGTTACCTGATGACTGCAATTATCAGAGAGACCTACGGAACAACTGCTCGCGGATTAAAGCGATACGCCGCAAACCGGTTGCTGCGAATTTACCCGTCCTATTTGATAGTGTTCTTTATTTTTGCAATTTTATTCCTATTCTTTGATCGATCAGATCTTTCACGATTTGACGCAAGTATATCTACACCTGAGACACTGACTGACTGGGTAAAAAATATAACTCTGGTCGGTCTAGATTTTTCTTATAAAAATAAGACAGTGCCGCCCAGCTGGACGCTTTTTGTTGAGCTTTTCTATTACGCAGTAATCCCAGTGCTTCTACTGATCAACGCTCGAATGCTTCTGCTCTGGCTAATTGCCGCAACCGCTTATCACATCTATGTAATATCCGGCGCAAATCCTACAGATGCCTCGATCGCATGGGAGGCCAGGTATGGAAACATTGCCGCCGGAGCTCTCGGATTCGCCATCGGCGCATGCTCAAGGATCTACTTGCCGTCGCCATTAAAAACCAAGACTGCGTTCGGCCTAAGCTTGGCCGTTTTCGTATCGTGCTATTCCTTCTCCGCATACTGGGCTTTAACAGGAATGAATCCAGACCTGCAGCGAGTTTTATCAACCGTTGTATATTATGGTGTGATGCTTAGTGCCGCACCGGTTGTAGACTATTTAGCGAGAATGCCGAAAAACAAATACAGTGAGAATTTCGGCGAATTTTCGTATCCGTTTTATCTTGTACACATTCCGATGGGATTCGTTGTATTCTTCTTAATGGACTTAGAACACAAAACCTTTTCATCAATGCTGCTAGGGATTCTGGCTTCTCTTCTTGCGTCGTGGGGATTAGTCCTAATTGACAGAAGAATCTCCTCATTAAGGACTCAGATCCGAAACAAGTCCAACATCAAAAGAACTGCACAAGCCGCGGCATAGAATCAGGATCTGTTGAACTCTCAGGCAGTGGCGCAGGACAGTTACTGCAAAATTGCCGCGACGTCCGGATTTTCAATCAGAAAAGCTTTGAGCTTTTCGACAGGGTTAGTGATGAGCTCTGGTTCTCTGGGGGCGATAAACTCCAAATATCGCGGATCATCATCTTCTATCTCAACCATTCCCGGCCATTCCTTCCCGTCTTGCGCGCAGGGAAATGCCGTTAATACCCGATCACCATCTAACTGGACAAACATAGTCATATCGAATACCCGTTTATGTAACCATTAAAAGTGGTGGTGCCGGATGAGCTATTGGTCGTCAGATACACAATGCGTGACGAATCGACAGGAACATTGGCGTAGTTGGTAACCAGCGTTTGCCCCGATCCGAGCATCATACGGAGTATTTGCTGACCCATTACTCCAGCGTTGGCGGTGATTGCGATAGAGCAGTCTGTGAGAGCAGAGGACACCATTCCGAGCTGACCAAAAATCTCTTTCGCATTTTGTGGTACCGAACCCGCTATTGAAGTAGAAGCGGTGGTAATAACGCTTGTGCCAGAATAAAACACACTTACCGTAATAAAAACCTTACGGTCTCTTACAGTACAAATATTAAATAATCCTGCTGCCGTAGTAGGGACGACTGTTAAAAGAGCCGAGGCGGTGTAACCAGCCGGCATGTTGCTGCCACCATACACTTCTGGAGCCACCGAGGCTGTAGCATTCACGGCGAGAAGTCCTGAGGCTTGGGTAGAAGGATTGTATATTGCATACAACGCCACATACCCACTCAACGGTGCCGCTCCGGTGTCCATTTGCCCTACACCGGTCCCGGACAGGTTGATATTTTTATTGAATCCAACAAGCCTATAAGACTGACCGCCCAAAGCAGTTTCAACGACCAACTCATCAGCCGTGTAGTTAGCAGCTACAGATGCAGCAGGAACCGTCATTTTCCCGTTACGCAGTAACCCGACGACAGGGGAAAACATCAACTTCGCTTGTCCAAGCTGAATAGCATGCTGACTCTGAACAGCTGGCGCCACCTGCGATGCGCCGCCGAGAGAATTAATAATCACCCATGCCCCATTGCCGCCGTTCACTCCAGACTGAACCAGATACTTCAACACCACTATACCGACGGGTAGCTCACCACCTTGAAGTGGCTGCAATCCCAAGCCGTAAATCGGCTTGGTGGCCAGCCCATCCGGTGCGTAAGTCGCTGGACCGGTGTTCGAATGCGCGATAACTACGCGCTGTACGTAACCATTTGGTGGAAGAGCTGTAAGTGCCGGCGAGTTGACCGCGGTGTAGGCGTTTGCTGCGCCCGTATCGCTCAAAAGCACAGGCTGCTTGTTGAGCAGGCGAATAGCCGCAACTAGCTGAGCGTTGTTTACCTCGCTCGGCACCAAACCAGCAGCAGTGATTACGTTCAAGATCTCATCAGTGACGCCGTTCCCCCACTGCGAGGGGATCAACGAGCCAGGCGTACCCGTGACAGGATTTTCATCAACAAACTTTCCGCCCACCAAACCAATGCTGGGGACGCTAATCGGATAATCCACGTTTCTACCTCTCAGTCGTAATTGATGTGCACAACGGTGTGTGCCGGGGCGGGCCGACGGATTAAGCATTCGAGGGGGTTGCCCGGATTGGCACCGAACCGCTCCCCCCAGTAACTGACTCCAAAACGACGCCCTTGGCGCTGGCGGCCGCCGGTGTTGAGTGTCCAAGTGAACTGCGCCAGCCACGTACCAAAATGGGCCGAACCGAAGCGAGCACGCCCCATGCGGGGAGCTCGATGCTCTGTGATGGTTGCGTTTGGGTAGCCTTGGCTGACGGCGATCTCGATAAAATATGCTCGGCTCTGCCCACCCACCTCGATCAGCCGACGGCGCACAGCAAGCCGGCGATCTTCAAACGCTGGATTGGGACCGAGGCACGGGTCAGGCAACCCCATAATCGCTTCCCAGTCAGGCACCAGCTCGTTTACGCCAGCAGGGTCCATTTCGTTGAGCAGATCTACAGCCCTTGCGTCGAGGCGCGAGAACTCTACCGATACTCCCGACAACACCAGATCAATTTCCGGGACGAGCTCTGGATCCCAAGCAGGTCCAGAGGGCAACAAGCCGCGCAGCTGGCGGCGGTACTGATCTGCGGTTCGCGCTACAGCCATGTGATACCCCCAAATGTCAGCAGCTCATTAGCCGCCGCGGTGACGTTGGCGTTCGGTAACGTGAGGGAGTGGTCGGTTTCGCCGGCCGAACCGCTGATCGCTTCTCGTATATGGCTGATTAACAATGTGTCGCCCAGACCTGCCTCGCGCTCGTGCAGATCCTTCAGACTCTCTGTAATAGCTGCTCGAACGGCTGTGGTATCAGGAACAGGATGAATGCTGTAGAGCACCGGTTTCTCAGTGGGAGCGAGCACGTAGAGCTCTGCAGTCACAGGCCGTAGAGGCTCGATGTAGTCTTTGATTTCCTGCAACTGTGTTGGGTTTGGCACAGGGTCTGGATCATTGTCACGCATCACGAAAAGCCCGACCGTGCCAGGGCCAAGGTAGTTGGCACGGCACCATGCACGCGTTACGCCGGGAAACTCCAAAGCCCAAGTCTCATAATCGTCAACCGAACCACCATGCGGGATAACGCGGTAGGACCGGATCACCCGCGCACGGAGGGATTCGATGCTTTCCATTTCAATGCCGCCCGATAAACCGGGAGCAATGACGGTGAAAGCGTTGGTCACACCGGCCACCGGCTGGACTAGTGTCAGCTGAAGCCCTGCGTCAGCGTTGCCAAGCGACCCAGCATCAACCGCCGCAATCGTGGCGGAGTTGACTCCCGCCACCGTTGTGACAGCGGCCGTGACGCGGTACATCCGGCCATCACCTGCCTGTAGCACAACGTCAGCGTCCAGCACGGCACCAGCGGCAGCACTGAAGCTGACGCCGCCTTCCGCAGGCTGAGCTGCGTTGCGCGAACGGTTCAGACGGAGCGATGCGATCCGTTCAAGCGTTACCTCGTCGGCCTTATCGGGCAAGATCTGCTCGGTGATCCAATCGAGGTAGCCGTACAATCCGTAGGCGGTACCACTCAACGTTCGCGCCAGAACCTGTGCATCGGACCGCCGCAGCGCTTCGCTGGCCAGATCGCTTTGCGTGCGGCTGATGAGCACCGGCAGTGACGGGGTTTCAAACGGCATAAATCACCTGCCAGGAAGAGATGGGTTTGATTTCGATGCGGTCACCGCCGGGCACCGTAATGATGACCGTCAAGTTGAGGCGGCTGATTTCAGCCTTCTCACTGGTGATCTCGATTGCGATCGCGTGGCCGTCGTCCAGCAGCCAGCGCAGGGCTTCCGCCGCGTAGAACTCCGCATCGCGCTGGGTTGCGTCAGTCAGCTTGACCCGCCGCAACAGCCACAGGCGCGAACCGATACGGTCGTCAGCAATATCCGGGTAACTATCGCCCCACCAGCCGAACAACTCTTCATCGTCCACGGCGTCATCGGTCAGCGCTCGGCGCCAGGTAAACAGACTGATCAGCACCGCGCGGGTCAGGGCTGATTCACGATCATCAGAAAAGATCATCAGGCCCCCGCCGCGGGTGGCCCGCTGTTGCCGCTGCCCGCCTGGACATTGGTGTGGACGTGAAGAACCTGGCTGATGCCCCCGGCAACCTGATCACCAGTCGAGATAATCCTCCCGGTCTGGTTGATTACCGGCGTGTCAAAGTTAACCGCGGTGGTTGCCTTGATGTTCAGTGTGACGGTTTCGATGTCGATGATCCGGCCACGCTTGAAGTGGATCTTGTCGCCCTCATCGGTATAGATGGCCACCTCGCCGGGTTTCAGTTCGGTGATTCGGTACCGGCGATCAGCAGCAACCACAACCACAGCGTGAGATCGATCACCGCCGAGGAACATTGTCAGCACTTCGGCGCCCGGCAATGGATTACTGGTCAGACCGTACGGCTCGAAGTGCTCGACGTTGTCTTTCAGTTCGCCGGCGGTCAGCCTCACCTGCAGCGACTGCATCATCTTCCCGGCCGCCGCTAGCACAACCGTGCCGCGCGCCATCATGCTTTTCAGGCTCATTTTTTCGGCTCGTAGTCTGCGGGAATGAGGTATTCGAAGTTGTCGGCCTTGCCGCCCTTCTTCAACTTGCGGTCTTTATGCGGGTCGTGCGGTTCTGGCTCGAAGCCGTCCGGCGGGCCGACTTCCAACTTGGTGATCTGCCCGCTGTCAGTGAGCGTGTAAGTCACCCGGGCGATGAGCATGATTCGATCAAAGCCCACAATTGGATCGATGACTCGCACCAGCGAGTTGTGTTTCCACAGTGCGCCGTTTGATTGCCGCCACCCCCGCACGGTGTAATTGGTGGTGAGGGCTTTACCCATGCGCGTGCCGCGCTCCCAGTTCGCCCGGGCCTGCGCCAGCTTGTTGGTCATCTGGCCGGATTCCTGAATGATCATGACCCGCTTGCGACCAACGCGCGGATCAGCGACCAGCGCCGACACCTCGGCCGCCTGCTCGCCGAACTCATCGTCGGTACCGCTCTTCTGGCCGAGCACCCGGTATTCGGAAAAAACCGCTGAGAAGTCGAGCGCGGCATCACCGGTCAGGATGTTGTTGCCGACTTCCAGCGCATCGAACGCCCGGACCTCGCTGCCAGGCTTGGCGAGCACGGCCATGCCTTTTGCGTCGTCAGTAGAAAAAACACGGAACAGCGTCAGCAGCCGGTCGGTGGATTCGAAAACGGTTTCGCCGGGTTCGATCGTGTGGTCTGACAGCTTTGCCCCTTCCGGGATCTCGCTGCGGACACGAACGCCGTAAGGCGAAGCCAGCGCCTTGACGATCGAAAGGACGCTTTGATTGTTCCATTGCCCCGGTTTATTGACTGCCGCACAGTCAACCAGATCGGCAGTGAGCGAACGACCGCTGACGCTGGTGGTGATTTGCTGATGGTCGTAGCTGATCGGTGTTGCGAACACCCACCCGGTCAGGACAAGGTCGTCGCCGATCTTCACTTGGCACTTGGCGCCCTGTTTGATCGGCAGCGGCAATGGCTGCCCCGGCCACTTCCATGTGATGTTCAAGGTAAATGACCGCGCCTGATCCTCAAGACCGGCGGTGATCTCCACCGATTTCCAGCCGAAGTAATCCAGTCCGTCAACCGTGAGGCTGACAGCATTGACGTCTTCCATGGGTTACCTCTGGGCTATTTTGATCGGGCGGGCCGGCACGAACCCGGGGTGACGCAGGCGATTTCGCTGCACCACCTCGGATTCGCGAGTGGCATCACCGAAACGCCGGTAAGCCAGTACCAATGCCGACAGCGTTTCAGGCGGCGTGATCTCCACCAGGCGCACGCCTGATTCCGCAACAGCTGTCAGGTGTTTGACGATGGTCTGTCGCAGTGTGTTGAGCACCATGTAGTGCTCGGGATCAGCCTTCAACGACGCCTGAAAAATCGCCTCATTGAGGTTGTCGCGTAGCTCAATCACGTCGTCAGCCACCGGCACCTCCGGGCGCACGATCGGCTGCACAGCCTGCTGCTCGACCGAAGACACCGTGGCCGTCGAAACCGGCTGAGAGGCTACCGGCATTTCACTGATGATCAGGGCGACTTGAACCAGCAAAGCGTCCTGCACCAGGTTTGCAGTGGCTTCGGACGCCGCGGCCGCGTCGACACCGCCCGAATCGCTGACGGTATTGATGCTGGCCACGGCTTCGGTTTGCTGCGTGGCGGTGGCCACCGTGTTTCGATAGCTCGAACCTGAGTCGTCGCCCAGGTAATCATCCACCGAAAACTCACTGAAGTAGCTGGAGAACAGCGATGACAGTGAATCGGGTGCATTCATCAGAGACTGCACAAAACCAGTCAGGTTGGTGAAGGTACCGATGATGGTTGAGAACTGCTGCTGGATCACCGTGTACACACCCGACAGGCTGTTGCGTAATCGGGCAAGCCCTAGTCGGGCCTGATCCACTTTCGCCATCGCCGACTTGTACCGGGCGATCGCGGAATCCAACAGGCTATCGGAGGCCTTCACCACCTGCTGCTGGGTGTTGACCTTCGCTGTCGGAAACTTCAGAGGGATGTCTGGGTAGAACGTCACCGCGAACGCCGCCATCCCGCCCTGCTTGAAGTCGTGCGTCAGCTCCGCTTCACCGGCCTTGACCTGCATCCGGCCCAGCCACGGGTGCACCAGCTCGCCAGCGCCGGGAGTCTGCACAGCCTCCATGAATTTATCGCGGCGCTCGAAACAGTCGTCCCCGATAATCCAACAGACCAGCCGGTGAACCTGAGCCTGTTTGCCCATTTGCTCGGCGTAGGGCTCGTCGCGCTGCGGAAACTCGTGCAGCTGGACTTTCATGCCGACCGGCACCGAAGCCTGAGGGATCAAGAAACTGATCCCCCGGAACGACGCCGGCAGCATTTGATCACGCCATGTCTGATCCATTCCCTACCCCTTCTTAACGCCTACGGTTCGGGTGCCAACGTTCGGCTTGATCTTCAGCCCGCTCTGGTCCGTTTTTGGTTGCTCAATGGTTGTGCCTGGCGGCGCACCATTAATGTTGATGTTGAGCTCGCCATTTATCTTTTGTCCGCTCGCTGCCGTGGTCTGTTGAACAAGGCTTCCGGACGGAGGCAACTGGGCAGGTGCGCGAAGCAGTTGGCTGTTATCGGCGCTTTGGGCTTGTTGAGATTGCAGTGATGGCGCCTGACCGGGTGCACGCAGTAATTTGTTTTTATCAACGCCGAAGGCCTGATTGTTAACTGCTTGCTGGTCTTGGGCGACCTTCGCTGCATCGGCCCGAATGAGTGCGCCGGTACCGCCACCTACGCCCGCATTGCGCCGGGTCTGCTCCTCCGCAAAGGCGTTCGCTTTGTCGGTGGCGGTCTTGATAATCCCGCCACCCTCCGCGTCGATGCCCAGCATTTTCATCATCGGCTCGAGAATGGGCCTGATCCGATCCCAGATTTTCTGGAACATCCCGACGATGGGTTCCCAGTTGTTGATAATCATGCCCAGCGGCGACCAGTCAAACAGTTCGCCGAGGAATTTCATGACAGGAGTGGATACGGCGTAAAGCACATCCCATATAGCTGTGAACAAGCCGGTCAGCGGCTCCCAGTTCTTGATCACCCAAGCCATTGGCGTGAACTGCCAGGCTTTTTTGACCCACTCCCAAAACGCCATAGCCGGACGGCGCACGCGCTCCCAGAGCTTTTCAAAGTACGGGGCGACGGTTTTCCAATTGGCGATCAACAGACCAGCGGCCAACGCAATCACCCGAACAATGATGCCGATAGGGCTCATCGCAGTAACAGCGCTGAACAATTTCATGGCCCACATGGCAGCTGTAACCGCGACACGCATAACGCCAAATGCCAAGCCGGCACCCAGCACCCCTTTGATCAACTGCGGATGCTCGGCCGCCAAGGCAGAAACTTGCGAAACCAGCGGGCCAAACTCAGTCATAAGTTCGTTAAATGGCGGAAGCAACGCGTTCCCCACTTCAACGCCTAAACGGGTTACACGGTTCTGAAGCAGCTGCATGGCGTTGGCTGTAGTCGCCGAGCGCGCTGCGTACTCTTTTTCCATTGAGCCAGCAAAACCGGACCCTGCCGCGACATCTCTGAAACTCTTTTTCAGCAGTTCAAGATTCGTCAGAAGCGGAGCGATAGCCGAAACCGATTCAGTCCCGAATAGCTCGGTGAGCAGTCCGGCCTGTTTCGATGGGTCAACTTTTGCAATCCGCGCAAGCACATCCTCAATCGTGCCCTGCGCGTCTTTCTGCATGGACTTGGCCAAGTCCTTTACATCCAACCGCAGAGATTTAAATGCCTTGGCCTGCTGTTTCGTTGCGGAACCGCCTTTAGTCAGAGCGAGCATGAAGTTCTTCATGCCGGTGGCGGCCACTTCACTCGGCACCCCGACACCTGCCAGCGTTGCCCCCATCGCCGCGATTTGCCCAGATGCCAATCCCGCAATCGCGCCCAGCGGACCGATGCGCGTAACGATGTCCGCAATCTGCGCCGCCGATGACGGCCCCGTGTTGCTCAGGTAGTTAATCTTGTCAGCGAGCGCTACCACTTCCGGCTGGGTGAGTTTGAAGGACGTCCGCCACTTGGCCATCATGTCGCCGGACTGGTCTGCCGTTTGATCGAAGGCTATGCCCATCTTCACAGCATCTTCGGCGAACTGTTTCAACTCGCCGCGCGCGAAACCCGCCTGACCGCCGGCGGCAACGATCGCCGCAATGCCGCTCGCCGCCACCGGCATCTTCTCGGACATATCGAGGACGTCCTTGCCCATCTGCTTGAATTGCTCAGGAGTATCGAAGTCGACGACCTTCTTCACATCCGCCATGGATGTCTCGAACTCCATGGCGGCGCGAGCTCCCGCAATAAACGGCGCCGCAAAAGCTCCACCCTGGAGGACATCCTGAAAGCCGATATTGCCCAGTCCGGATTTGCCCAACTGCTTGCGGAAACCCGCAACGTTCTTTTGCACTCCCTTTAGCGTCGGCGACAGCTTGTCGACGCCAGTGATCAACGCCTTGAGCTGGAACTTGTCCGCCATCACTGCACCTGCTGGGATTTGTTGATGCGCTGGGCGTGCTCCAAAGACTCAAGAAGGACGTCCAGCGGGCGAGCCATTAAAAGCTCCGGATCGGTTTTCCAGAACCATGCAAGGTCGTAAGCGACCTCAATCAGTTGCTCGATGCTTCCGATGCCGGACTCATGAAAAAACTAGCCACCGCCCAGCTCAGCGCGTTGAGGTCGGACAGATCCAGCTGGTTGACGGAGGACGGCGGGATACCGGCGCATACGGCGATGTATTTGGCCGCCACATCCATGTCCAGACTGACGTCCTCGTTCTTGTCGATTTTGTAGGGAAGTGCCTTGATGGCTCGAACTTCCTGCACGGTCGGCCGGCGAAGAGTCAGTTCTGTCAGTGGTTCGCCGTGCGCTTCGATCGCGACCTGTAATTTTACTGCACTCATTGCCAGCTCCCGTTAATACCGTCGAATTGCAGTTCCGTCGTGCCGTCTTCGCCTTTGAAAGAAGGCTCGTCGACCAGATAGCCGCCGGAAAGCACATAAACCTTTCCGTTTGCAAATTCACAGGTAACCGTCATATCGCGGCCATTCACGAGTTTTTTTAGAGGAAACCCCTGCGGAACGAGCGACGTCACCTTTAAATAAGGTGGCAACTCTTCTTCCTTGTAAAACCCCGGCCAAACGGTCTCACGCTTCACACTCATCAACGGCGCCTCCGCGCCGCCAGTAATGGTCAGCTGCTCACCGTCAACTTTGACGTAAACGGTGCCGGCTACTTTTTCGCCCATGGTCTTTGTCTCCAGAATGAAAAAGCCCGCTCTGGGCGGGCTGGATGTTCAGTTGAGCGTTACGCCGCTTCGTCGTACTGGAGGCGGAACTGGTTGAGCATCGCGAAGATGCGCAGGCCGTTGATGTAGTCAGGCGGGAACAGTACGTTGACCCGGCTCGGGTCATTCACATCTCGCTCCACCACCAGGTGCTCGGCGAACAGATCCGCGTTTTCCACATGACCTTCCAGCTCAAGCTTGGCGTACTGGGCGATCAATTCGCCGCGGATCGTCGCCGGCGTCACGATCGGCTGGCCGGCGCCAAAGCGCGTGCCGTCGCTGGCCAGCTTGTGCCGGCCGTATTTGCTGGTAATCACGCTACGCATGCGGCGCACGATGAACGCCGACTGATGCATGGTTTCGCTGTCCAGATAGGAGTTGTCGGCCTGGCCGTAGGCGTTCTTCTGATAGGTGGTGATAGAGCGCTGGATGCGCACGTAACCGCCTTCGTAGTACGCAGTGGCAATGCCGTAGTTCAGCAGCGACTGGCGTTCGGTCAGGGTGAAGCGGTCACTGGCCGGCGCAGGATCAACGCCTGGCATGCTGCCGCTCTGCGTTGGACGGCTGGCATCGGCAGAGATGAACACCGCCGTGCGAGCCGCCAGCGATGCCGCCACCACCCATACCGGTTGCGGCACACCGGGCTCTACGCCCTGAATGGTCATGTGCTGATCGTTGCGCACCTGCCCAGCCGCAACCAGCGTGCCGATGGTGCCGCGCTTGGCGGTGTACACATGGCCGAACAACTGTTTCGCCCAGCTCCAGCGACCAGTGCTGTCGTCCATCGCATCCTTCCAGGCATTCAACGTGGTCGTGTCCGACCAAGGCTGGCACAGGAATTCGAAGGGCTCATCACCCAGCGCGGCGATCGCATCGACCACATCCGGCGCGCCAACGCCCGCGGTCATCGCGGTGGTCATTACGGTCAGGCCTGCCGGCATGGATTCGCCGTTGGACTTGCCGAGACGGTTCATCTGAATGCTGATGTCGTTGCCGCTTTCGCCGGTCCATTTGCAGGTCAGCGTCACCACGCCGGCAGCGGCCGCAGCGGTGACGGGCAAATCTGGCGTAGCGTTGATCTTCACGGCCAGCGCAGCGGCAGCAATCGTCGGGGTCGCCGCCGATGCAACCACCGACTGCACGCGCACGCCGCCGATGTACAGGTTCAGCAGCCCAGCCTCGGTAGCAGCAGCACCGGTAATGGTGATGGTCGACGAAGCAGATTCACCGGTTTCATTCTGCAGCGGCAAACACCAGATTTCGCCGATCGGATCGACTTTGCGCCATGTCTCGTACATCGCGGCCAGCATTGAGCCCTGGCCGGCGATGCTCTTGGCGATCGCGAGGCTGGACACCAACACCAACTTGCCGATGCTTTCGCTCTCGGCATCGTCATTGACCTGCGCGACGATGAGGCGGCGCATTGCGCTCGACGCGCTGTTTGCTGCCGAGCTATCCATCTCCGCATAGAACAGCGGCACTCGGATATCGGCGGGGATGTTGCTGAATCCGATGGCCATTATTTGCCTTCCTCGATCAGCGCCGTTTTGCCGGCTTTGGTGGATGGGGCTTCAACAGATTTGGTTCTGACGTCACCGTCAGCCAGGCGGCGGCGCCACCAAGCGTTGTCGGGGACTTCACGGCCTTCAACGGGCAACAGGTCGCCAGCCTCCGGATCAGGCACAGAGCGGCCAGCGGCCGGCACCACAGTGATGCGCTTGGTCATGGTGTTACGTCTCCAGTGAATGCAACTTCAATGCGCCCGTCAGGGCCAGGTCGTTTCAGGTTGGGGTCTGCAGGGTCGATGCAGTCCATGTTGATGGTTGCGCCGGTAAATGGTGCAAGGCCGTCGAGTTCGAGCTCGTGCCAGGTTTCGGCAGGATCGCTAGCCTTATTGCGACCAATCTGGAATTCAGCGGTGAAGAGAAACTGGTAGATGACCCTAGCTCGGCTGACAAAAACCAATGCGCCTTTGTCGTACTCGATGAGCGTGTATTCCGGGCCAGGCCTCCATCCCACCAACGCCCGCCAAAGCTCTGCACGAACATCGTGCAACTGATCATTGGCTTCCTGCCCACGCTCGTCGCCTGCGTCCAGCACGACCACCACCGCAAACTGATCAGTGATTTCCTGTATCACCGCGTTCTGGGCCTTACTGGGCGCGGCTGCATCCGCTGCTGCGATCACATAGGCCGCGGGCATGGGAAGTTTCGCGCTCTCAGCTACAGCATCCCAGTCGATGCCAGCCGCGACCCGACCGGCATAGGTCGGGCATGTCGCCTTGAGATGGGCAACAATCGGGTTCAGTTTCATAACGTTTCCAGAGAAACAGCGATCAGTTCAACGCATTCGCGAACGCTGTGAAAAGAATGGTGCGTACCTGCTCTGACGTGTCTTGAAGAGCGTCCGCCATGTAGTTGTCACGCGGCTCAATCCGCCATCCGCCGGCGGCACGCTCGGCGATCAGCCGAGTACGAACGCCAGCTTGCCGGCGATTCTTCCGACCGATGCCTTTGCCAGGCGCGAGTTTTTGCGGCCTGCGACCTTGCTTCACTCCGTAAAACAGATACGCCGGATAGAACTCTCCCATTGCGGGAGTGAGCGTCGGTGAGATCTTCACCATGAAGCCCGAACGAGAGACCTTGAATTTTATGGAGCTGACGGTTTCACCGGTTCGGTTGGCTGGGTAACCCTTCTGGCCTTTGCCCAGCACCAGGTTCATCTGGGCATGCTGTGTAACGAGTAAACCAGCCTTGCGCATCCCTGCGCGAATCTTCTTCTTGTCGAACGCATCACGCTCAAAATCTTCGAAGCCCTCGACGTGCAGGTAACTTTCGACTGACGCAGAGTTAGCCATAGACACCGCCTCCGGGCTTCTGAGGCCCAAGTTCTTCGACTTCCAGAATGCTGTAACGCCGAGTGCCGTTCATGTCAGCGACCCGCCGCACCCGGTAAATGGTGGCGCCATGCACGACCTCATGAGCATCGCTGATGCCCTTGAGGTAGTAGAACGTCACCCGATGAGTGATCTTCACGTCGGTTTGAATACCGGCCGTGTAAACCGCCGTGCCGACCGGTTTGATCTGCGCCCACCGTTTTTTCTCGTCGGTGAAGTTTGAATCAAGTCCCTGATTCGGCGCGGCAACGTCCGTGCGCAGCCTGAGCGTGATGCGCCGATCCAGTTCCCCGGCACTAGGTTCGCGGTAGGCCATGGTCAGAACCTCGGCGGAACGGTGATCTCGGCCACCAAATGGTCAAGAAATTCGGATGGAAGCTCTGACAGGGACTGACCCACCAGGAACATTTCCGGATGCCGAAGGATCGTGGCAGCCGCCATCAGCAACCAGTTGCGAACGCCGGGATGAAGCGCCAGATCTGTCGAGGCCTTGTAGCGTATACGCAGCACGCCGCTCGGCCGACCTGCCGGGAACAACAGGAAGCTTTCGCGCTGGCCTTGCTGGAGTTCCAGCGGGCCAGCGTGATCGACCCAAGTACCGTCGGACTGACGAACACGCACCGATACGATCTCGCTCGCTTGGCCGACATCCAGTGCGTGTCCGGATGGAAAAGCTATCGGCCAGTCCTCTTCGTAAATCGCGCCCCGGATCCCAGCGCCGGTTTTCGATTCGCACTGTGTGGTAACGCCGGGAATGATGATGTCTTCGATCAGCCCCGGCTCCATATCCTCAGGCTCTAACCGGCATTGGAAAGCGACCTGCTCCAACGTCAGAACCGGATCGCCGACGTACTCGATTCGGCGGGCCATGGCTTAGGGTTTCTCGTCTTCTGGATCAACTGGATCAACCGGATCAACCGGATCAACTGGATCAACCGGGTCAACCGGATCAACTGGGTCAACCGGGTCCGTAACCTGAGAGCTACCCGGCGCAGCGCCATTCTTCTTCGCCGCAGCTTTTTTCGGCGCCGGTGCTTTGGGGGCGGACTCCGTTGCTGGCTTTTCCGCATACGCCTTTGCCCGGCCGGATTCGATCAACACAGCAGCCTCATCAGAAGCGAAGCCCGCTGTTTCCCCAATGGCATAGCCGCGCCATTCCTTCTTGAAGGTAACGATCTTCATATCGCTCATTTTGCTACCTGCTCAGTGAGTGACCCCGCCGGTAGGCAGGGCCAACGGGTTACATACCGGCGCCCCAGGTGATGCCGGTACCGACTGAAATGGACTCAACGTGACGAGGGCCGAAGTCGTGTTTGCTGATCACGCGAATCAGCGTCTGGTCACGCTGGAAGGCGCTAACGGTGTTGCCGCCGGCGTCCTTGTAGGACGCTTCGGTACTGATCGCGATCGCCAGCGTGGTGTCCTCACCGATGTAGCAATCTGCAAAATTGACGAAGTAGATTTCGGATTCGTTACCACCAACGCCCAGGTTGGTCGGGATCTGCGTGGTCAACGCGTACGGATACCCTTTCAGCATCCCTGCATCAATCTCCGGATACGCCTTGTTGCCATTACCGTCACGCAGCGATTGCAACCAGCGAATCGTACGTGGTGCCATCAACCAGCCGCAGCCCGCCAGATCGACGTTCGCCGCCTCAAGGCGAAGCATCATGCTGCCCAGATACAAATCGACGATGGCCAGAGTTACACCTGCGGGCGCACCCGATACATTGCCCGGCAGCGCCCAGTAGCGAAGGCCTTTCGGAAGCGAGCCAGTACCAGCACCACGAATGAAGTGCAGATCTTCGGACAACCCCATGCTCACTGCCAGATCAGTACTGACTTGGGCGTCGATGCGCGGGTTTACGCCGGCGTAGGCCAGCAGGTCGTTGGAAATTGGAACCAGCGCGGCTGCTTTTTTGGCCGACAATTTCAGGTCACCGAACTGCATATCAGTGACAGAGATGTCTTCTTCGGTACCCAGATAGGTAACTTGAGTGTTGCCCAATACGCGGGGCATGGTCAGGTTGCCATTGTTGAGCGGCAGGCTGACCGCGCCCATCTTGCGCACCACCGACTTCGGCCGCAGCGACTCAATCACGCTGGTACTGAAGTTTTCAGGAACCAGCACTCCGCCGGAGCCTGGCGTGACCGTGGACAGCGCCGCATGTACATCTGCGCCATAGCCGCCAGTTTTCGCCATCTCGGCAGCGGCTTGCTGATTACCGCCAGCCTGAACCATCAAGCGAACCATTTGAGCCATGGCCACACCTGGTGGTGTCGGCTCGGATCGTACGGTGATGTGAGTTGGAGGGCTGTTGATGCCTTGGGCGCTCTCGGCGACTGGAACCGCAGCAGCAGCTGTCACTCGTTCCGCCGTCTCTGCGCGGGTGATCTTGGCGGTCAATTCGTTGATTTGGGTTTCCAGTTGCGTGAATTGCGCCAACTGCTCGACCGACAGACTAATACCGCCAGTCTCGATCTTGGCCAACTCTTGGATCTGAGTTACCAATTGAGCGCGTTCGCTACGCATTTGAAGTACAAGGGACATGGTGCCTCCTGGGCATAAAAAAACCCGCACAGGGCGGGTTCGGTGACTGCCGCGAACGCGGTCAGATCAGGGTTTGAAAGCTCAATGCAGTAGCTCGGACGGAGAGCCTGCCGGACTGCCGCCCAGCACGATTCAATGCTATGGCTTGCGAAAGATCATCAACCGCTTGCTGGGGGCTTTGCATCCGATCAGCAAGCCCAGCATTGATACCGGACTGCCCCCGATACAGCCCCGCCTCAGTGGCCATGACTTGTTGCACGGAAAGCCCACGGTAGTCCGCTACGGCGTTGACGAAAAGCTGGTAGCTCTCCTGAACAACATCGTTCAGGTACTTCAGCGATTGCTCGCTCAGGGGTTCGTGAGGGCTGAGGTCGTTTTTGTGCGCACCCGCGTAAACCGTGGTCACTTTGACGCCCATACCCTCTTCCATCTTGGAGCGATCCATGTGACTGGCGATGACGCCAATCGAACCGACACCGCTTGTTTGGCTAACCACCAGTTCGCTGCAAGCGGCTCCGAGCAAGTAGCCGCCGCTGTAGGCCATGAAGTTGACGATGCCGGTGATGGGCTTTTGCTGGGCCATGGCGCGGATATCGGCGGCCAGTTCGAACGCGCCGACAGCTGACCCGCCGGGGCTATCGATATCCAGCACGATCCGTTCGACCATCGGATCGGCTACCGCATTGCGCAGTTGTGCCCGAAGTGATTCGTAGCTGGTCATCGTTTCGCACATGCCGATATGACTTCCGCGACTGACCAAGACACCGCTAACCGGAATCACCTCGATCCCTGTTCTAGCGATGGCAGTGCGACGCTCTTCCTCCTGTTGGGCTATGCGGTCGATACCGTCATCATCCCAGATAGCCGGGCTGCCCTTTGCGCCGATATTGACGATGTTCAGACTCATGGCCTGGTTGGCCCAGCGCACGCCGAGATCCAACATGTCAGGCGTCACCAGTAGGGGCTGATTGAACAGCAGGCTGGAGGCTCGCAGGTAGTTTTTCATTGGGCAAGAATCCTCTCGATTTCAGCATGCTGGAGTTCGAGCTGCGCTCGCACTTTAGGATTGGTCAAGTCGCCACCGTTTTTGCCAGCATCGACCATGTTCAGCGGTTGCAGATAGATCTCACCGCCCGGTACCGGCGGCATATTCTCCAGCCGCCGGATATCGTTGACGCTTAGCCAACCCCACTGCCTCCCGATGGCATATGCTTCGTAACGACTCTTTTGGTCGCCGCGCAACAAACCGGACAGATTGAATTCGATGAAGTACTCGCGCCGATCCTTAGGCAGCAGAAAGTCGCGCATCATCGACTGTTCATGGCGTTTCACCCATGGCAACAACGCGAACACCACGAACTGGATCATGAGCTGTTCGAGCGTGTTGTAGTTGGACTTCTCCAGGTCGTTGACCATCGGCAGCGGGATCTTGTAGATCCGGGCGATATCGGTACCGGTGGTTTTGAGGATGCCCAACACTTCCGCGTCCACGTTGTTCATCGACACGGGTTTGAAGGTCATGCCTTCTTGCAGCAGCGCGACCTTTTTCGCGTTGTCCATGCCACCGAACTTCTGGCCCCACTGGTCAACAATCTTGTCGATGCTGCCCTGATCCTTGATTGATGGAGCTTCGCGCGGACGCTCGATGACGCCGGACACGGTCACACCGTTAGCAAAGCTCTTGCCAGTGTATTGCCGCACAGCCTGGGCAAGACCGAGGGAATCGGCATGCACCTCGATCGGAGACAAGCCCACGTAGTTATTGGTGCTGACCCAGCGGACGTGGTGAATCAACCGCATCGGCAAGGCTTCACCCGCGCCGACCTGGTAGTACGGCAGCATGTCGCCGCCCTTCAGCACTTGGACTTTGTCGTTGCACAGCGGCCATAGTCCAATGACATTTCCATCATCTCGACGGTCGATGAAGCTGTAGCCGTTGCCCCTCAGACCGGCGGCGAGTTGTGTGCACTCACGATATTCGTAAGGTGTCTGGAATCCATTCGGTTGATACCGCAAGACGTCGTAGGCCGGGTGATTTATCGCGGCTTCCCGCTGTCCGTTGCCCTGCCGCCGGTACATCTCGCAGGGCAACTGCCCCATGGTTTCAGCCAGCAACGTGACGCAGTTCTGCAGGATGGGCAGGCCCAACGCTGACTCAGGTGTGACCTTGACTCCCGAACTGTTCCGGCCACTGCCGATGAGGCCGCGCCAGAATCCGCTGTCTGGATTTGTGAGAGTGCCGCGCCCTTCGCCGAGCACGCTTGAGAAAAACATGCTCAACCTCCTTGGGGTTTGGATTTCGATTTCATCGCAGCGCCGGCACGATCCGCCAGATATGACCAGCCCAGCAAGCCAACACCAGCGGTGATACAGCCAGCGGGTACGCTGATCAGCGTCACACCTCCGATCAATAAACCGAAGCCCAGCAGGCCGGCCAGCCATGACACGATGGCTAATTTCATATACCCGCCCCTTCGTCGTAGATGGATTTGCCGCCCGGGCCACCAGATTTCATGCTGGTACCAGTGGCGATGATGGAAGCCACAATGCCGTCAATCCTCCCCGTGGCCTTGGCCTTGTCGGCTTTACGATTGTTGGCCGGATCGGAAACGATCACCGCGTTGCCCGCATTCCATGTCATGACTGGGTTGCCATCGTGGCGTAGGGTTTCTACCGTTTCGGATTCGACCAATTCAAAGTCAGCCGAGTCCAGTTCAATAACCTCCCCTTCCCCCTTGATTTCCATCCCAAGTAAACGCCGCTCAAACTCGTCGACCGCCGGGCTCATGTCCTTGAAGCCCTGACCGAAGCCCACCATTTCCGGAAGCGTGATGTCGTACTCAGTCATGAGTTGAAGCAAGTCTTCGACACGCCAGCGGTCATAGCCGATCCGCTCAACATCGAAGTACGCGCAGATCGTGACCAACCTGCGCAATACGTGAAGCTTGCTGATCGCGCGACCGGGCGTGGTTTCGAGGTGCCGTTGTTTGATCCACAGGGCATATGGGACTTTGTCCCGTTCCTCGCGACCGTTCAGGTCGTCATCTGGAATCCAGAAGTACGGAAGCAGACGCCAGTGTGGGTCATGCACGGTGGGCCAGAAGACAAGAACAAAGGACGTCAAGTCCGTGGTACTTGAGAGGTCGAGTCCACCAACACAACGTCGATTGCGTAGCGCGCGCATTGGCACACGCTCTTCGGCTTGCTTCCAAACGTCCCAAGAAATCCATGGGGCATCAGCGGAAGTCCATTCGCAGAAGTTCAAACGACGCACCACCGACTCTTGAGCCGGCAGCCCGCGGGCTGACTGGACCTGTTCGCGCAAGTACTTGCGGCCGGGGATGCCGTCGCTTTGTCCTTCGGCGATGTGATCCAGCGAAGGGTTAACCTTCGGCCAACATGCTTCGTCCTTGAAAGGATCATCGCCTTCGTCCAACGAACAGATAAAGGCGAAGAAGCTGTCGTTTTCTTCGATCTGCGCGCAGATCCGCACGCCTAGATCGTGGTACTGACCGCACACCGTCTTCTTGTCGGAACCGCTATTGGTGATCATCACCACCATGGCTTTGCGCCGGTTCTTGGTACCGGCGCGCATCATGTTCACGGTTGCGGCGGTCTTATGTTCATGCAGCTCATCGAGCAGACCAATGTGGGGTCGTGGGCCGGACTTGCCTTCGTCCGCGCTGATCGGCCGGAAGAAGGAATTGGTGTTCGCGTAGAACAGGTTCCAGACCTTGTCGTCTCGTCCCGACTGCACCAGGCGTGAACGCAACTTCGCGGACATGTCGACCATCGACACGGCGTCGCGAAACAGGATCATCGCTTGATCACGTTTGGTAGCAGCGGCATAAATCTCCGCGCGCTGCTCACCATCTGCGACCAGGCCATACAGACCGATGCCGGCCACCAGCGGACTCTTTCCGGAACCCTTGCCGGTTTCGATGTAGCCCAATCGGAAGCGTCGGAATCCGTCGACTGTCATCCAACCGAACAAGCTGCCCACCACAAAAGCCTGCCACGGCGCCAAGAGGAAGGGCATACCTTCGTAGTCGCCGCCGTTGAGGCAAAGCACTTCTTCAAAAAAATCAATGGCACGATTTGCAGCGCAGAGATCCCAGATCAAACCACGATCGGATCCATGTTCAAGATCACGGAGATGGCGCTTGCAGGCGTTGCGGACATTCGGACCAGCGACGATATCGCCAGCCAGCACCGATTGGGCGAACAAAGAAACGCGGTCATCAACTGAAGAATCTGTCTGCGGCGTCTCGTTGGTCATTGGGGAATAGCTCACCTTGCGGCGCCTGGGCGGCTTTCAGGCTGCGCCTCGACATTGGCGATAGGCCGAACTGGGCGCCGGCGGTGTTGGCACGCTTCTCGGCGTCGTTGGCGAGCTGCCTCAAGACGTGCATCTGCTGGGCACCTGTCTTGAAGGTCTGGATATCGCCACCGAGTTCGTCCTGGGATTCGATGTTGCGCTTGGCAATCAGCCGCTGGTAGCGGCGCCAGTCAGCAACCGCTTGGCAGTAAGTGGCCAGCGCCATCGCATCCAACTGGGAAATGATGCCGAGGGATATCAGGGCGGGCACCAGCTCCTCCCACTCCTTGACTGCCTCAACAGAAAGAACGTCCGGCATCGGCGGTGCGCCGACCGGCACCAGTGGCTTCGCCACTTCGGCCAAAAGATCAGCGACGTTTTCCCGACCGCGGTTTCCCTGCAATAGTTTGAGGGCCGCCGGTACGCCGGGACGGCCCGAATTTCCATTTCCTGCCATAAATTCAACCCCTTACCGGTCGATACCCCCCCTCCCTCATATTTCCCGACTTTGTGTAAAGAGGGGGGCGATCGGTCTAGAAGGAAGTCCAAATGAAGTTTTTCACCCCCCCTACCCTCGGGGTTGTGCCATTTTTTGGTGCGTCGGCGATGGTCGGTCACCGGTTCCAGTGATGCCCCGGATCGACCGGACGGCCGTCGGCATGGCACCCGGGCACGCGCCCGCTCTTCTCGATTCGCTGTTTCGTCGAGTCGTGGCAGAACTTACACAGGCTCGCCCAGTTCTCGGGGTTCCAGAACAGCTTCCATGCGGCCTTGATCCGGGCAGGATCGCCACTGTCCTTTGCGTCCTTCAGCTTGGGCGCTACCTTGTGGTCAACGATTACCGCCGCAACCGGGCGCTGGTCGGTCGAACACATCGTGCAGTACGGATGTTCGCGCAGGTGTCCATCGCGTGACTTCTGCCATCTGTACCCATAGCCCCGCGCGGTACTGCTACCTCGACGGTCATCCGATACCTTGCTCATCAGCCCATCTTCCAGACGCGCGCCAGGTTGCCACTGCTCTTGCACACCGATCCCACGAACACGCCCAGCACAATCACCAGCGGCCATGAGTTCTGCGGCATGACGAGTTGCCCTTTGCCGATGTAAACGACAGCGGATCCCGCTGCGACCATCACCACCCACGCAAGGCAACTCATGCTTCGACGGAAACGCGCACCGCGCCGGCGGAATGTGAACAACCGAACGAACAGTGCAACGCACAACCAGAACGTGGCCTGCGTGAGAACTTGCGGCATCAGTTGACTATCCATCCTGCCTCCCTTGCGGTTCAGCAATGAGGCCGCGCCTTTTGATGATGGCGAGCGCGACGGTAACGACCACAACCGAGGCGCCGAACGCCGCCGGCCCGGTGTACTTAAATGGCCTGGTACCGAACAACTCCACCTCGGCCATGCCTGGGGCGAACATGTAACCCATCACGAAAGACACCAGCAGGAACAAAACCCGCTTCCAGACCGGCAATTCCTCAGTGGTGGTGAAGAACACCAGAGAGCCAGCCAGCGCGCCGATCACCGCGAGCATGTCCACGCCCGCCAGCAGACCAGTAGCCGCCAGTCCTACACCACCGGCCACGACAACAGTTGCCGGCTCGCTCATGCTGATTCTCCTTGCAGACACCCATCGGGCCGAAAATAAAAACCCCGCCGAAGCGGGGTTAGGTGACCGGCACAGGGAAGGCCGGGTGAATCTGCACAGCACGTGCTCAGTCAGCGACTCAGGCGCAAATCGCATATCATGGGGACTTTTTACCTGCCGCCGGAAAAACCGAAAAGAGGTGATTTTCGGTAGGTCAGCAAACGACATGAATGCAACCGCAATGTGACCACAATGCGACAAGATGCCCCGACGAGCGGTCAGAACAATCTGACCCGCGCAACCGCAGACGCTCGCAGAAGATTGGTTTCAACTGACCTCACACGGCGATTCCGTGCACGGCCTGGTGCGCTCCGCGCGGTCAGTATCACCAACACCTGCTGATGCAAGGCATGAACCCAGTTCCGATACGTCCGATCTGCGTTGTCGCCGAGACCAAGAATCGGCAACTGAGACCTGACCGACAACGCAGGTCGAGGCAGATACCGATTGCGAGCCAGCTTCGCAAGCAGCGCGCCCTTTTCAGACTGACGCTCAAGTTGTGCCAGCGCCGCGGCGACTTCCTGCGCAGCGTGATCCATACCACCTCCCGCCGCCATCATCAGATCGCGAGATCCCGGCGTGCCGCGAGGGGCAGAGCCGCCCCATTCAATAATCGTCGCCATCGGACTGCCCAATCCGCCGCCGTCACCCACCCGGTTGAACTGATTACCCCAATGCTGCATGAGTTCTTCAACTTCATCGATCATCGCCCTACCCCCCGAAAAATCGAACCCAACACAAATAAACCGCTACCCAACACAAACCCAACACAAATAAATCCCTTTAAATTCAGGCAAATAAAACAATTTGAGTTGAGTGTGTCGGGTTGGTTGGGTTTTTCGTCCCTCGCATAGAGTTTTTTTGTTCGCCATTTGAGAGCATCGAAAAACATCACGCAGGCGCGTGCGCGACACGAAACCCAACACACCCCGCACAAAGCCCGTAAAGCCGCGAATTTCAAGACCTCGACCTGTGTCGGGTATCGAAAACCAACCCAACACGCACCCGACACACCCAACACACATTTAGGTGTATTCATGCTGCAGCCGCCTTGATGTGGTCCCAGTTGTCGACGTTCCAGCCCGCCAAACGCGCCTTGGCGCGCCAGTCACTGACGACGACCCCAAGGTCTGCCGCTTTCAGGGATGGGGAGCGGGAAGGCTCCAGATCAGCAGGGAAGAAAAACGCACCAAACTTTCGATTGTTGCCGTCTGTCCACGGTATCGAGCGTGACTTGTCCAACTCCGAACTGAGGAACAGCGCGAACTTCGTGTGACTCATGGCGTGCTCTTTGTTGCGCTGACACCATTCCAGGAACAACGCGAACACGTCGCTGGAGAGACAGACACCCCAGAGATCCCGACCCAGCTCACCGTACTTCCACAAATGAAGAAACGTCTGCCACCCTGCCCGGCTCAACGCCACCAATCGCTCCCGCGCCTCCGTCTTGGGCGGTCGCGTTCGCTGGTCGAAGTCACCGAGATCCAGCGACAACAACCACGCGTGCAGCGCCGCAACGCCTCCGTTCTTGAGTTCGTGACCGACCGCCTTTTGCCGATCTGGCGGCAACGTCTGGTTCGGCCACATCACCAACATCCGGCGATCGCTCTCACTGATGGGCCACGGCAGGATCTCGTTACTCAGGAACACCGCGTTCATGTGGTTGGACTCTTCCCAACCATTGATGAACTTCGATTCCATCCGCACGGTTTTGCCGGTGATCAAGTGCTTGATCTTGCCAACCTGGTTGTAGCGTTGATCACGGCTCACGACCTCTTCAAACACCGCCCAGAGCTTGCGGCTTTGCCAGGCGTTGAAGTTACTTTCCAACTGGGTCTGACCCACCGTTGCCGCGTACTGGCCGTAAAGCATGCCCAGCGCATCGGCGAACAACAGGCTTTTGCCCGAGCCTTCCATGATCGAGTGCATCAACACCGCCGTATCCATCTTCGCGCCGAGGTGCTGAAGCGGAAAAGCCAGCCAGCGCGTCAACCACCACGCCGCATCGGCATCACCATTGCAAAGGAACTTGATCAACCAACGCAGGTTCGCGCACGCGTCATCGTCGCGAACCGGCTCAAGCGGCAAGCCATCAAACGTGTTGATGTACACGCTCGGGTCTTTGGTCATGGTTGGATCGAAGACAATGTGGTCCACGTCCACCACACGCCGCTCGGCACTGTTCAACCACAACGGATAGGTATCGCCCAACGCCATCTTCACGGCACCTTCGGCGATCCGGCGCTTCTTCTCCCGGTCCCACACGTCCTTCGTGCCATCGATATACACATAGCGCTCAGTCGGTGACATGCCGAACGCACCGCCTTTCTTGCCAGCCATCCGCCGCGCTTGCTCAATCTCACTGACGTGATCGCTCGAAATCAATTTGCGCTGTTCGGTGTTCTCCAGCCATTGCTTGGCCATGGGTTTACCGACACGCGCCTCAAACGCAGACTTTTTCATGACCTTGGACTGATCGAAGTCCCATACGTGGGTTGTCCCATCGACGAGCGCATAACGACGCAACACCTGGTCAATACTCAGCGCCGCAGGTACATCCACGCCCCCCGCGCCCCCTTCAGGATCTGGAGCGGCCCCGCTGGGCGACGGTTCGCCATAGTTCGGCTCGCTCGGATCAATGGATGGGGTCGGGGGAAGATCGCGCGGATCGGGCCGGGACGCATGCTGCATACCCATCAACTGCGCAGCAGCCTTCACCGCCCGCGACTGATCGCCGGAATGCTCCAGCAGGCAAAACACCTCGAAGGCGTCATTCTGATGACCGTTGGCCAACGGATCCGCGCCGTGGTGCGAATAAACCTTGCCTTCGTTGACCGTGACACCCGGCAAGCCTGTACTGCTTTGCGGATAAAGCCATTTGCTGCCGCGCTTGATGTACCCGTGCGCCCGCAGCAGTTCTTCAACGTCATGGCAGCGGTTGAACTCATCAATCACCGACGGTGGCCTACCCGCTGCTGGCGGTGCACGCTTGATGACCTTCGCCGGCGGCTTCTTCGGCTTTGGTGCCCACGGGCACGCTGCCTCGGCATCGCGCTTGAAGAAATCCCAGTTTTTCCAGATGGCCAGAAGCTCATTAGTCAGCGTTGGCAAACCATCAGTAGCACTTGGCGGCGTACGCCAGGTGTAAGGCTTTCCGGTACCGGGATGGATCGAAGGCGGAAAGACGTCCTGCACCAACCCAGCGCGCAGCTCGAACACGGTGAAGCGCTTGTAGTTATCCGCCTCGGCCTTCGCCTCCGCTTCACCCGCCACGTCACCCGCCTCTTTTGCGGCCTTCGCTTTCGCCATCAGCCCCTTCCAGATGGAACCGTCCGGATCATTTTCATTCGGCCAAGAGAGCGAATGCCGCGACAGCTCGACGCCGTCCGGCAACTTGAACAACACCCGAAACCGCAACGGGTTACCGACGATAGTCGGATACACCACGACCATTGCATCGAGATCAATGCCCAACTGTTCGTAGAGGACGTGACGCGTCCATTGAACATCGTCGACGTCCAGCGAGCAGACACGGCTTGGCCCGAGCACGACGCCCAAATTGTGGTTAGGGTTGCGTTGCCAGAATGCTTCGGCGGCATTGGCATCGGTGATGTAACCGCCCGGCTTGTTCCAGCCCATGCCTTTCGGGGCTTTGTCACCGGGTTCAATTGAGACAAGGGCAAGACCGAAGGTTTCGATGTAACGCTTTGCCCAATTGGAAATGGCGATTCCCTTTGCCGGCTCCGTCATCGCCGAGCCTCCCGCAGCCCCTGACAATGGACGCAGGTTTCGCAACCCTCGATCGCCTGTTGTCGAAGCAACGGAATGGCTTCATCGCAATCCTCGCAGAACTGCGCACTGACGCGACTCGAAGCAACGCGACGGTTCAGGTGGATTGCAACATCGAGCAGGTATTGCGCTTGGTCATTGGCGCGATCGATATCGTCAGCCATTGTCCTGCCCCTCCATCGCCTGCCGTGCACCGGCCATGATGCCCAGCACCGCCTGAATGACATCGATGCCGTATTTGTCCAGCGTGGCGACTTCGTGCGGCTCCCAAACGTTGTCGGCCGCACCGGCGTGCATGCTCGAAACGAACTCGCCGGTTCGCTCCAGCAACTTGCCGACAGACTTCAACGCCTCAGACGTTGCAGGCACCGGAGTCGGCTTGTACCAAACGGCACCCGCCGGACGCACAAGCGCATCTAGCAACGCGGGATTTTGCGTCAGCCGGATAACCTCTTCGAGTTCATCCGGAGTCAGCCAGCGCCGCTCTTCATTGAGTTTGAGTTTCTTCTGCAGCTCGTCGTAGTCCATGAACATGTCATGAGCCAACGTGGTGATGCCGCCTCGGAAATCACGCCCAGCGCGATAAAGCGCCTCGCGCAAAGAAAGAACCGGGCCAGCGCCCGGAAGGAGATCTGTGCGACTCATAACCGTAAATACCCCGTTTACGGCCTAGCCTTCAGATGGGACACGCCCTATCCTACGACCACGACCGATGTGCATGTGCTGTGTATCGTCGTAGCCGGGCTGGGGGATTCTTTGGTGAGAGGCCCCAGTCCGGCACCCCTTTCAGGCCGCCTGCAGATCAGCAGGTAGCAAAAAAACATCGGGACGGAGAACGTCTCGCGCTATCCCCGTCTTCAGCTCAACTCGTAGAACCAGTTCAGCGGGTAACTCCCCTTTTCTGAACCAGTAGGAAACAAGCTGTTGCGATACCGGCCGATCTTCGGTCGACACCAGCACCGCGAACGCGGCCTGACCACCGGCAAGGCTAATGGCCTCTGCTAGCGCCTCTCGCTTGGAATTCGAAATGCTCATCTCAACCTCTGGATCTGAAGTACAGACCAAAAATACAACTAAATTTGTAAACGAACAACATGTTTTTATGTTGGAACAAATACAAATCTTTTTGTAGCCTTCTTTGATGACCGAATCAACACCCAAGCCAAGCCGCATAGCTGTCCTATTCAAGACCCGACGCGAAGAGCTAAACCTCACTCAAGAGGAAGTAGCAAGCAGGGTTAACGCGCTTCTTTCGCCTCCTAAAAGGCTCACGCAGCAGGTCTATGCTGCGTTTGAAAAAGGGAAGTCTCAGACCACCAAACACGCAATCACCATTGCCCAGGTACTGGACATTCCGCTGAACGCGCTAGATGAAAACTTCCCGACTTCCCGACTCAAAGCCGGCGCTACGCCAGACGCAAGGATAATTGCTGGACCTACAGAGCTATGGGATGAGGAATCTCCACTCCATGATGAAGTAGAGGTTCCCTTGCTCAAGGAAATAGAACTGAACGATGGTTCAGGACACACAATAGTTAGAGCGCAAGGCACATTTAGGCTTGGGGTCACCAAGAAATCCTTGGAAGAAATGGGTATCCAGATCGAGGATGTTGTCTGCATCGAGGTATCCGGCAACAGCATGGAACCAGTCATTCCAGACGGCGGGAAAGCCGGGGTTGATCGCGGCCGCACGACGATTAAGGATGGCGATATGTTCGCAGTCCTTCACAACGGGCAGATCCGGGTGAAGATGCTGTATCGGATGGCTCGCGGCGGCCTTCGCATGCGTAGCTTCAATCGTGAAGAGCACCCTGATGAAGAGTATCCGGCAGAACAGGTACGCGAAGAACAGATAGAAATTCTGGGTCGCATTTTCTGGTACTCAGTTCTTCGATAACCACCTCCTCTTCCTAAAAGAAAACCCGCCTAGCGCGGGTTTTTTTATACCTCCCACAAAATTAACAAAAAACACCGTTGACCAAAATACAAATAAACACGTATTGTTTGTTTCGTACACCTCTCACCAAGAGTACGAGCCATGCAAACGACACAGCACAGCAACACCCGCTGCCCGGTGTACCTACATCCGGCAGCGTGCACCAGTCCAGCAGCCGTCGAAGCGATTCAAAAGAACACCGGCCTGCTGGTAATCGTCACCCCCGGCGCTCGCCTGGCATCCGCAAAAGCGGTAGCCGCGGCGGCTGACCTAGGACCATTCGGGGGTGACGCGGCATGACGCCTCTATTGCTCGGCCTCGCCGGCCTCGCTCGCTCTGGCAAAGACACCGCAGCCCAGCACCTGGTGAACCATCACGGTTTCCAGTCGTACGCGTTCGCGGACCCGCTGCGGGATGGCCTGATGCACATCCTTAATCTGAGCCCCTGCGACTTCGAAGGGGACAAGAAGGAACAGCCGCTGCCGTGGCTTGGCCGCTCTCCCCGCCAGTTGATGCAGTCCCTCGGCACGGAATGGGGGCGCAACAGCGTTCACCCCGAACTCTGGTTGCTGCTTGCCGCGCAGAACCTCGACCTACTCGCCCGTACTCACGACCACGCGAAGGGGTTCGTGGTGAGTGATATCCGATTCGAGAACGAAGCGGATTTCATCCGAAAGCGCGGAGGCCTCGTCATCCACCTGCAACGCCCTACAGCTAAGCAAGTGAACTCGCACATCAGCGAGAGCGGCGTCGAGGTACAGGCCAAAGATATTGTCATCACCAATGACGGATCTATTGATGACTTCCAGAAGCATCTCACCGTGACCCTTTCCCTATTGACCCTCGGCGCCACGCCGCGCGTTGCCTGAGGACTGTGCCATGACGAACCGCACCCTGGACGAAACGGCCGCCGTGCTGGGCCTCAAACCCCGCAAGTTCCGCACCCGGTTGCGCGAACTCAAAGTGCTGACCCAAAGCGGTGACCTGGCCAGCCAGCACCGTGACCGCGGCTATCTGTTTTCGGACACCCGCAGCCGCTGGAACGACCACATCAGAGGCTACAGCCACTACGCCGTCGTGATGGTCACCGAAAAGGGAGTCGAGTGGCTGGCAAAGCAACTCGGCATCGGCATCAAAGCCCAGAACAAGGACGCCGCAGCATGAACAGCAACTACCTCAACGCTCATTGTCACGCGCTCGGCAGCCTTCGACTGATCCCTGTCTACCTCGACAGCCCGGGCATCGTCAGCCGCGCGACACTCATCGGCGCAGCAAGCGAAGCCATTGAAATGCTCAGCAGCGTGCCGCTGCGTGTGCTCGAACTGGCCGACGTCTATCGCTGCGTCAACAACGTGATCCTCGAAGGCCAGACCGCCTACGTCACCCCGACTAACTCGCCGGAGTATCCATTCGGCGCCGTTGTCGCGGACGAAAACGGAAACGTCCGTGCGGCCGCAATGGGTAAAAGCAAAGAAGGTCTCGCCGAGATGATCCGCTTGAAGTTGCTGCCCCCAACAGAGGGGCACGGGGAGAAAGCAACGTGAGCGCCACCATCGACCAACTGCAAAAGGAATGGCCGACACCCTGCCCGACGTTGTCCGCCGTTCGGCAGCGCTACTTCTCGCACATCACCAGCGATCGCTACCTGCTACGACGCATCAGCGCCGGCCGCATTGCGCTGAAGGTGACCCGTCTCGGCGGATCAGCCAAAGGCACCGCTGTCGTTTACCTGCATGACCTGGCTGCATACCTCGACGCTCAAGCGACGAAGCAAGCGGCCTGATTCAACGGTGGCGTCTGCCGCACAGGCGCGAACACCACAAACTCAATGAGGCACAGCACATGAAAGCCACAGACACGAATGACTTCTTCAACTCACTTAACGCCGGCGTCTTCGCGCAGCAGGTCGGCCAAGCCCTCTCGAACGTTGCCGCCGGCGTCATCGACCACGGCAAGGCCGGCCAAGTAACCATCACGCTGAAGATGAAACAGATTGGCCAGAGCAACCAGGTTGCCATCAGCCACACCCTTGACTTTCAGCAGCCAACCAAACGCGGAAAGTTGCGCGAGGACTCTACCCTCGAAACGCCGCTCTACCTCACCCCGGATGGCCTAACCCTGTTTCAGAACAACCCAACGTCGCAGCTATTCGACAAAGCCGACACTCCGGTGCACGCCCGATAAGGCGACACCTTCAACGCAAAACCAAGTCCTCTCACCAAAAGGGAAATACCAATGTCGCTCAACAAAGACACGCTCGAACTGATCATCGATAACGCCGCTGCCGCTACTGCACTCCCGTCCACGCTGCTGCCGGTGACTGCCCTGCCCGCCGGCGTGAAGATCCACAATCTGGAGGCTTATCAGGCGCTGCGCTCTCGCTTTCGTGGCGCGCTGAACACCACCAGCCTTCGCGACTTCGCCGAATACACCATTTCTCGCAAAGGTCCAGCAGCAAAAGGCTTCATAGATCAGGACAACATGAGCTGCCAGGTGTTCTTCAACCTCGGCGATGACGCCGCACCCGGGCACGCAGACGACACCGCAAAGCTGACGCTCAAACCGACCGCCGCTTATCTGGCGCTCCAAAAGATCGTCGGCCGACTGCTCTCCCAGCGTGACCTTGCAGAGTGGATAGAAGACTGGAATACCAGTCTGGTTGCAGTGAAAGAAGGCGGCGAAACGATGCCGATCAGCGCCGCCGTTGCGAGCGTTCGCAACATCACAATCGAAGCGAAGAGCACGGCGACCACCAGCGAACATAACTTCGGCGCCGCCCGGAGCGCGATGGACAGCATCGAAGCCGCGAACGCGGAGTCCCGCGTCGAGGCGCTGCACTTCTCGCTCATTCCCTATGACGGTCTGGCCACCCGCGTATTCACGCTCAAGCTCAGCATCTTCACCGGCAACGACAAACCGGCTCTGAAGCTGCGCTGGGCTGGTGAAGAGCAGCAAGTCGAAGAGATCGCCCAAGAGTTCAAGACCACCCTCGCCAAAGAAGTCGGCGGCGCGGCAACTCTAATTCTGGGTACCTTCAGCGCATAACCCCCAACCCGTTGCAACACCCCGCCGCCGGCCTCTCACCAAGAATCCCGGCGGCACCTTTATCGGAGCACAGCACATGCACGCACAGAACACGATCATCTTCATCGGAATGGCTTTTGGCTTGTTCCTGCTGGGGTACTACATTCGCAAGCTCATCCTGCGCGCGCTGGATCGCAGCTACGAAGCCGGCCTCAAGGAACGCAACGGCCTACACAGCCAACGGATCGCCGCGCTAAACACCGACCTGACCACCATCACGCAGCTACGCAACCGCGAGGCCCAACAACTGGCCGACCTGCGCGCACAAATGCAAAACATCAAAGCCACGCCCTTCACAGCCACCGACTATCGCGACTTGACGGATATCACCCAGTTTCTGGCGCTTGCACTCCAGACGTGGAAGGCACTGAAAGGTACCGAGGCCAGCCAGGCCAGAGCGGAACAACTGATCAAGGTTTCCCGCGCTATGGCCTACCGCGTCTTCCATGCCGTCGAAACGGCCGGCAACCTCAACGCGCAGCCACTCGACAGCCAGCTCATCGAATGGCTGGACAAGCGCGGCACCTTCAACGCCGAGCCTGAGCTGAGTTCGATCAGCTTCCCCCACGACGCCGATACCGAAGGCTACCCACACCTGCGTGATGCCCTGCGCGAAGCCTTTGAGCTGGACATGCAACGTCAGGCCATCGAATTGGGCCTGCCGACAGTGGAGGACGCAGCATGAACTGGATTCTCACCCACAGCGGTCGCCAGTTCGACCTGGTCAACCCAACCGCCGCCATGATCTCACCGCTCGACATCGCCCATTCACTGTCGAACCTGTGCCGCTTCAATGGCCACACCCGAACGCACTACAGCGTGGCCCAGCACAGCATGCTGGTTTCGAGACTCGTTCCGGACCAGCACAAACTGGTGGCACTGCTGCACGACGCGACCGAAGCCTACATCGGCGACATGACGCGACCATTGAAAGCGATCATGCCAGGCTTCCGCATCGCTGAAGAAATCATCTGGCACGCCATCTGCGATCGTTTCAACCTCGATCCGGTGCTGCCCGAATGCGTCGTGCGCGCCGACCTGATCGCGCTGGCCACCGAACGCCGAGACCTGATGCCCAACCACCCAGCCGAATGGGAATGCCTGCGCGGCGTCCCACCTATGCCCGAAGCCATCATCCCGCAATCCGCACCAGAGGCGTACATGCAGTACTTCAGCCGCCTGATGGAACTGATGCAGGGTGATCATCGGAGGGCTTGCGCATGACGGCATTCAAAAAGCCTCCTTTCGACTTCAAGACCCAGTACGCGCTCGGCTTCAACACTCAGGACGATGAGATCGTTGTCGACTTCTTCTGCGGTGGCGGCGGCGCCGGTACCGGGCTTGAGATGGGACTGGGCCGCGCGGTGAATGTCGCCAAGAACCACAGCCCCCAGGCGATCAGCATGCACACCGTGAATCACCCGGGCGCCGTGCATTACACCACCGACGTGTTCGAGGGTGATCCGGACACGGAGTGCGGCGGCAAAGCCGTTGGCTGGTTCCATATGTCGCCGGACTGCACTCACCATAGCCAAGCCGCCGGCGGTCAACCGCGCAAGCGCGAGATCCGGAACCTTTCATGGATCGGCCTGAAGTGGGCCGGCAAGAAGAACCCGCGCGTCATCAGCTTGGAGAACGTGAAACAGATCCTCCAGTGGGGGCCGCTGATCGCCAAGCGCTGCAAGTCGACCGGCCGCGTGATGAAGTTGGGCGGCGCCATTGCCGAGCCTGGCGAAGTTGTGCCGGTCCACCAGCAGTTCCTGGTGCCAGACCCTAAACGTCGCGGGCAGACTTGGGCCGTATTTGTCGCAGAGCTGCAGCGTCTTGGGTACGCCGTTGAATGGCGAGTGATCAAGGCTTGCGACTTCGGCGCGCCAACCAGCCGCGAACGCCTGTTCATGATCGCCCGCTGCGACGGCCAGCCGATCGTGTGGCCTGAGCCAACCCACGCGAAGAACCCAGCCAAGGGCCAAAAGAAGTGGCGCACCGCCGCCGAGTGCATCGACTGGACCATCCCGAGCAAAAGCATTTTCGACCGGGCAAAGCCGCTGGCACCGGCCACTCTGCGCCGAATCGCCAAGGGCATGAAGAAGTTCGTCATCGATGCTGCTGACCCATTCATCGTGCCGATCGCGAACTGGTCCGGCGAAAGTGTCCAGTCTGCCCATGACCCGCTGCGTACTGTGACGTCCTGGCCGCGCGGTGGTTCTTTTGCCATGGCCAGCCCGATCATTGCGCCAGCAACTCACCAGGGTAGCGACCGGATCAACGATCCCCACGAACCGCTGCCGACGGTCACCTGCGCGAATCGCGGCGAGCTGACGTTGATCAGCCCTACCCTGATTCAAACAGGCTACGGAGAGCGCACCGGACAGGAGCCGCGCGTGCCTGGCCTTGATCAACCGCTGGGCACCGTGGTCGCCGGCGGCGTGAAGCATGCACTCGCAGCTGCGCACTTGGTGAAGTTCCGGTTTGCGGACGAAGGCAAGGCGCTCGACGAACCGCTGCCGACCATCACCAGCGGCGGCGACTACAAGCGTCCAGCCGGCGCCGCCCACGCCATGGGAATCTCAACATTGTTCATGGCCCAGATGAATGGCGGTTTCAACACCACGGCGGCCAAGAGCATCGAAGACCCAATGACCACGGTCACCAACACCGGCAGCCAGCAGCAGCTGGTGACGGCGAACCTGGTGCACTTGCGTGGCAACTGTGACGCAAGGGACGCTGCTGATCCGCTGCACACCATCAGCGCCGGCGGCACTCACCACGGTCTGGTCACCGCCTTCATGGAACGTCAGTTCGGCGCCAGCGTTGGCCAGAGTGTGGACGAACCAGCACCGACCATCACTGCCGGCGGTGGCGGCAAGAGTTCGCTGGTCGAGCTGCAGCTCTCGCCAGAGGTTGAAGCCGGCGCACTGCGTGTAGCGGCATTCATGATCAGCTACTACGGCACCGAGAACATGAGCGCCGCCGGCGCGCCAGCGCCAACGATCACCACCAAGGATCGGCTGGGCCTGGTCACCGTCACGATCAAGGGCACGCCTTACGTGATCGTCGACATCTGCCTGCGGATGCTGCAACCGGCCGAGCTGTACAAGGCTCAGGGCTTCCCCGCCGACTACATCATCAGCCACGGCGCCGACGGCAAGCCATTTACTAAGACCCAACAGGTGCACATGTGCGGCAATAGCGTCAGCCCGCCGCCGATGGCTGCACTGGCGCGGGCCAATGATCCGTGGCGACAGACTGAGCAATTGCAGGAGGCCGCATGACAGCCCTACGCAGGACCGTTCGGATTCGCCGCGGACAAATGCCACCACTGGATCTCGTCACCATTTGCGATAAGTGCAACAAGTCGCGAGCGCACGGGAACCACGATAAATGCAGCAAACAACGCCAGGTTGAAGGCATCGCTAGACGGGAGGCAATCGATGGAATTTCAAAGTGAAACTCTTACTGACGATGAGCTGGCCACCATCACCGGCTACAAAATCCCGTCCTGCCAACGCCAGTGGCTGACGAACAACCACTGGGAGTTCGTTGTAACCGGTGCTCAGCGTCCAGTTGTAGGTCGGGTATACGCCCGGCTGAAGCTGGCAGGGGTCAAACCTACGGCGACTAACGCCGTAGCTGAGACCTGGACTCTTGACCTAGCAAGCGTAGGCTGACGATGCGACAGAAGAAATCAGCCAACCGAGACTTGCCACCACGGATGATCCGGCGCACACGCAAGAGGAAATGCGGTACGACCTGGACGGGTTACTACTACAACGGCAGAGACGCTGAAGGTAACCGGGTTGAGATTCCTCTCGGGGGCGACCTCGACGAAGCCAAGATCGAATGGGCGCGGCTTGATCGCAAAGCCACACCGAAACCGGCCCATTTGATGGGCCGGCTTTTTGATGACTACGAAAAAAAGGTGATACCGACCCTAAAGCCAGGCACTCAAAGCGACTATCTAAAAGGATTGAAACAACTTCGCCAGGTGTTTGATGCTGACAAGCCCGCCCCGATCGACGCGATCACCCCGCAAGTAATCGCGCAGTATCGAGACGCACGCACGGCGAAGGTACGAGCCAACCGGGAGATAGCGCTCCTTTCCACCATGTTCACCTTTGCCCGCGAGTGGGGCCTGACCGACAAGGCCAACCCCTGCTTTGGCTTGCGGCGGAACAAGGAGACGCCTCGGGACTTCTACGCCGGCGATATCATCTGGAATGCTGTGTACGAACAGGCCGGACAAGATCTCAAGGACGCAATGGACTTGGCATACCTGACCGGGCAGCGCCCGGCCGACGTGCTAAAGGCATCAACCACCGATCTCAACCATGGTTTTCTGATGGTTGGCCAAGGCAAAACGGAAAAACGTCTGAGGATCCGCCTATACGATGGAGACAAGGAGACGGACCTCTGCGTTTTCATCAACGGTCTACTTGATCGACGCGCCCAAGCAGGCACCAGGACATCGATCCTGATCACCAACCAGACCGGACTACGCATGAGCTACAACATGTTGCGCAACCGCTGGGACGAAGCCCGCGACAAGGCAGCAACGAAGGCTGCAACCGACGGGGATGCCGAGCTGGCCATCACAATTCGGAAGTTTCAATTCAGAGACATCCGACCGAAGGCCGGCAGCGAAATCGAAGATATCAAGGATGCAAGCCGCCTGCTTGGGCACTCAACCGAAGAGATGACAAAGAAGGTTTACCGTCGTGTCGGCGAGATCGTAAAACCAACGAAATGACGCCCGGTTGCGGAACGCCTGTTAAAAGTTGCGGAACACCCCACTTTTTGACAGGCAAGAAAAAACCCCGTAGATCACTGATCTACGGGGCTTTTAAGAGTGGAGGCCGAGGTCGGAATCGAACCGGCGTAGGTGGATTTGCAATCCACTGCATAACCATTTTGCTACTCGGCCT